GTAGTTGGGGTTATGGCGTCCCCCATTGGTATTCGGTATGAACCGAATATGCAATGTAGCCTGTAGCAATACAGGAAAGAATCTGCCGACTTTAGTCGTGCAGAGTACGTCAAGAAGATACAAATAGATATACCTTATGGGAAAACAATAAGAAGATTGCTACTAGCAATGATGTATTTAAATTATATGAAAGGATGGATATATAACTATGACTATAAACCAAACCCAAGTATTTGGATTTGAAACAGCAATTAGAGCTATGAGAAATCCACTAGATTCATGGGATAAAAGTGATAGTTTTATAGTTGGAAGTAGTAAATCATATATTGGTTCAATATGCTATCAAGATAACATTGAGAAATTTGCTTTAGGTGAAGCAGACGCTAAACTATCTCAAAAACTTACTAAAGCGGGCGATAGTCATAGTAAACATTTACGATTTATACGTGTTTGGGCTGATATTATTGCCCCACGTTTCTGGTGGCAGGAAATGGATACGTATAAACATGTAGACAAAATTTCTTGCTCTACTATGCATACGCTTATGAAAGAACCAGTAGGATCATGGAATTTTGAATTAGATACTATTCCAGCAGAATTAATAGATAAAATAAATAATTATATAAAATGGTATCAAGCAACTGATGATCCAGAAGAAAGACATGTAAAGACTAAACGAGAATATAAATACCCTAAACCTGAAACTAATACCGATAGGTCTAAAGTTAATGAATATATGGCCACACGTAAAATTAGTCCTGAAACACTTGATTATTGTGATATAAAAGAAGATAAGGACGGAAATATTGTATTTAACTATTACGATACCAATGATGTATTGGCAATGGTTAAATATCGACCTGCAAGGAAATTAAAACACGGAGAAGCTAAGTGTTGGTGTCAAAAAGGTGCTGATACTACACCTTTGCTCTTTAATATGAATAGAATCGATCCTTCACAACCATTGCTCATATGTGAAGGTGAAATAGATTGTTTAGCAGCAATTGAATCTGGTTTTAAAAACGCAGTATCAGTTCCGTTTGGGGCAGGAAATTATAATTGGATAGAAGAAAACTGGGATTGGCTTGAACAATTTAATAAAATAATTATATGGGCTGATGCAGATGAAGCAGGAATTAAGATGAAAAAAAATATAATTCCTAGATTAGGTGAATGGAGATGTTATGAAGTTGAAGCTCCAACAGAATATATAAAAGATAATAAGACTATATACATAAAAGATATTAATGAAGTGTTATATTACTATGGGAAAGAAAAAGTATTAGAATGTATTAATAATGCGAAAGAAATACCTATTAAAAATGTTATTGATCTTTATGATGTAACTGATTTTGATATTAAAAGTGAAGAAGGTGTATATTCAGGATTTCAAGAGCTTGATAAATGGATATATAAGTTCTTCTTTGGTTGTGTTAATGTTATTACTGGTCTAAATGGCGGTGGTAAATCAGTATTAATCAATCAAATGTGTATATGTGAACCGCTTAATCAGGGCTATGATGTATTTGTGTTTAGTGGTGAAATACCACAACGACAACTTAAACATTGGATAGAACTGTGTATGACCGGAAGATACTTTATTACTATGGAAGGCAATCATGTAAGGAAAATTGATCCACAAGCGAAAAAACAAATGCGTGAATGGTATAAAGGTAGAATATATTTATATGATAATGATAAAGACTATACGGTTACTTCTATTCTTAACCGAATGGAAGAATTAGCACGTAAAAAAGGCGTTAAAGTATTTGTTATTGATAATTTAATGATGGTAGATTTAGAATGCAATACAGAAAGTCTATGGCAGAAGCAAAAAGAATTTGTAGTCAAGCTAGTAAATTTTGCTCATAAATATAATGTGTTAGTACACTTGGTTGCTCATCCCAGAAAAATTGAAGCCATTAGAAGATTAACTAAGCTTGATATTGGTGGAAGTGGTGATATTACTAATTTAGCACATTATGTTATGGCTATACATAGATATACACGTAAAGAAAAAGAAGGTATAAAAAATAATAAGGGTGGTTATAAAGTGCCACCAGTAGAATACGATTGTGTACTTGATTTATTTAAAAATCGTGTAACTGGAACACAAGATAAAGAATTACAGTTGCATTTTGATAAAACATCGTATAGATTTTGGTCAAACCTAGACGAACTAGATAAAGTATATAAATGGTGTAAAAATCCACCGGCTAATAAACTCCCAGACCCAAGGGAAAATAATCTGCCTGATTTTATGAAAGGGTGATTATTATTAATAAGATATTTCAAAACTATCACCGACATTCAATGTATACAAATATAAGAGTACCAGATTCGGTTGCGAGAAATGAAGATTATGCAAAAAGAGCTATTGAATTAGGGCATGGTATAATAAGTACAATGGAACATGGGTTTCAAGGTAGATATATTGAAGGATATGAATTAGCACAACAATATAATTTAAAATTTTTGTTTGGTACTGAAGCATATTGGGTTAAGAATCGCTTTGAAAAAGATGATACTAATGCTCATATTTGCATTTTTGCTCGTAACGAAAACGGTAGAAGAGCTATTAATGATATTCTAGCCGAAGCTAATATTACAGGGTTTTATTACCAACCTAGAATAGATTTAGATTTGATCTTTTCTTTACCTAAAAATGATGTGTGGGTAACTTCCGCCTGCGTTGCTTTCTGGAAATATAAGGATGAAGGTATAGTTAAACAACTAAAAGATTATTTTGGTAGCAACTTTTTTTTGGAAGTACAATACCACAATACTAAAACGCAATATGATTTGAATAAGCACATTGTCGATCTTGCCAATCGTTTAAGCATCCCTATAATTATGGGATGTGATAGTCATTATATTTATGAGGATCGGGCTTGGGAACGTGATGAATATATTAAATCAAAAAATATTCATTATGATGATGAAGATGGATGGTATATGGACTATCCTGATGGTGAAATAGCCTATCGGCGTTTTGTAGAACAAGGAGCGTTAACTAAAGCACAAATTGAAGAAGCAATTGAAAATACTAATGTATTTTTAGATGTGCAAGAATATGATTGCGCTTGTTTTAATAAAGAAATTAAGATGTCTACACTATATCCAAATCTTACGCAGGAAGAAAAAGATAAAATATATATTGATTTAATATGGAGTAAATGGGATGAGAAAAAACATAAAATTCCACAAGAAAAATGGCCAAAGTATGAAGAAGAAATACAAAAAGAAATAGATGCTGTTATTACCACTAAACATGCTGATTATTTTTTAATTGACTATCGTTTAGTAAAAAGAGGAATAGAAAAAGGTGGATGGATTACCCTTACAGGCAGGGGGAGTGGAGTCAGTTATTATACTAATAATCTTTTGGGGTTTACAAAGATTGATCGTATTAGCGCACCTGTTAAAATGTATCCCGAAAGATTTATTAGTCCAACAAGAATATTGGAATCAAAATCTTTGGCAGATTTGGATTTGAATTTAGCTAATCCTGAGATTTTTGCTGAAGCTCAAAGAGAAATATTTGAAGAAGTTTATGGAGAAGAAGGTAAAGAATTTACATATCCAATGATAGCCTATGGTACTATGAAGAAAAAGGCTGCTTGGAAAATGTATGCCAGAGCCAAAAATATTGAATTTGAATTGGCAAATAATGTTTCGCAACAAATTGAAAAATACGAAACCGCACTAAAACATGCTTCAGAAGATGAAGCAGAAGATATAAACATATATGATTATGTTGATGAACAGTATCATGTTTTATTGAGAGATAGTGAAACATATTTGGGAATTGTCCCTGATATTAAAATCCATCCATGCGCTCATTTAATTTATCAAGGCAACATTAGAAAAGAAATAGGGCTTATAAAAATAAAATCACAAAATGGAAAGAAAGAATTTCTCTGTACATTAATGGATGGTAAGTGGGCTGAAGATTATAAGTTTTTAAAGAATGACTTACTAAAAGTTAATGTCGTAAAACTTATTCATGCAGTTTATCAACGTATTGGTATTGAACCTCATGATGAAAATGAATTAATTGATTTATGTAGAAATAATCAAAAGGTATGGGATGTTTACAAAAACGGTTGGACAATGGGAATTAACCAGATTGAACAGAACAGCACTAGACATAGGACTATGCAGTATAAACCTTTAAATATTTCTGAACTTTGTGCTTTTATTGCGGCTATACGTCCTGGCTTTAAATCTATGTATAGTATTTTTGAGAGCAGGCAGTCATTTTCGTATGGGATACCGATATTTGATAATTTGATTCAGACTCCTGAAATGCCAAACTCATTTTTGCTTTATCAGGAAATGGCAATGACTGCTTTAAACTTTGCTGGCATTCCTATGTCAGAATGTTATGAAGTTATTAAAAATATTGCAAAAAAACGCCCTGAAAAAGTCAAGAAGTATAAAGATCAATTCATTGACGGATTTAAACAACGATTAATAAAAGAAGGACATGTTAGTGAAAATGAAGCACAGGATACTACCGAAAAAATATGGCAGATTATCAATGATTCGTGCAGATACTCATTTAATGCAAGCCATTCTTATTGTATGGCGATGGATTCATTGTATGGGGCATACTTAAAAAGCCATTATCCTTTGCAATTTTATGAAGTATTTATGAATATTTTAAATGAAGATAGTGATAAAGACAGGCTTGCAGCCGCCAGAAAAGAAGCAGAAGAAGCCTATAAAATAAGGTTTGCACCACTAAGGTTTAGACAAGACAATCGTAAAATAACCGCCGATGAAACAACTAGTACAATATGGAATTCCCTCAAGGCTTTAAAAGGTTTTGGGAGTAAACTTGCCGAACAATTATATGAGCTGAAAGACAATCAATATGATTCATTTGTTGATCTACTAGTTGATCTTGAAGAAAAAGGAATTATGTGTTCTAAAATTGCAGACCTAATTAAAGTTCAGTATTTTGAAGAGTTCGGCAAGAATGCAAAATTGTTAAAATTATACAATGAGTTTGTTGAAGGAGAGAACCGATACAGTAGAAAACATTCAGAAAAAACAAAAGCCAAAAGAATTGAAATACTTAAAGAATTAGAAACTAAACTACCAAATGAATCCCTGCCGTTAAAAGAACAAATGGCATTTGAAAATGATATACTTGGTTATGTACAAGCGACATGCGATGTAGATAAAAGATATGTATATATTATGGATTTAGATACTACATATGCTCCAAGGGCAGAAGTATACTGTCTTGCTAATGGTAAGACAGAATCTATGAAGATACAAAGAAAGCTATTTAATTATAAACCATTTAAAAAAGATGACATTCTTTATATCAAAATATGTAAAGCCAAACCAAAGAAACGATATGAGAACGGTCAGTATTCTGATATTGAAGGCACACAAGAATGGTGGATCGAAGATTATGATATAAAAACAAGTGAATTTACAAATATAAAAAATAAAAGTTGACAAAACATATTAAATATGCTAAACTATAAGGTGGGTAGAGGTAATACTACCCACCAATATAAACTAAAGAGGTTGGTTATACCGACTTTGCCTGAAAACCACGATGGCTTGCCACGTGGATGAAAGGCAAAGAACCGTAGGACGTACGGGGATAGCTTGGTTACCCAAGAATCCACAGGGCTTGCACTGTGTGAGCGTCAATTAACTAAATCATAAATAAAATTGGAGGATTGATATTATTATAGCACCAAAATTGTACAAAACATACAAGTTTAATATATCGCAAATTCATAACCAAAAAATTACTATAAAAAAACGTGATTTAGATAAATATTTAGTACAAGATTTTGATAATCAGTTGTTTAGGATTATTAGAAATATAACAGGTAACCATATTAGCAAT